TTTTTAAAGGTGGCCAAAATGTTGTACCATCAGTTCAACCTGCGATATCTCAACAAAATAACACATCTGCGGTAACATTCAACATCCAAGTACCATCAGAACAAACACTCGTAGATAGAAGAGTAATGTACACAGCCCAAACTGTAATTACATTTACATTAGGCGAAGGCTCTGCTACACCTAAATTAGGTTTTAACATGGCTCTTGCTGCGTTTCCCAATCACCAATTATTACAAACAATCACAGCAACAGTTAACAACAACACAACATCAATTAATATCCGTGATGTTTTACCAGCTATTTTAAAGACAAACGACTGCAGAGAATTATTAAGATACTCAAGCACAACACCTAATATGGCAGATGTTTTACAACAATATTATGTCAATAGTGCTTCATCTGGTGTAGGATTACCAAATAACATTCTTGGAGGTTATGAATGCGTAGGTGTTGATAATGATATCAGAACAAACGGAGCATTTGCTGGCTACAACAACAGAACCAATAACTCTGTTGGTCAATCCGTAACAATTGCTGGCCCAGCTGCTGGTGGTGTATATACTTTAACTTTCCAAACATGTGAACCATTAATATGCCCTCCCTTCGCATGGAATGAACCTGTAGATAATAACACAGCGATTTACGGTGTCCAAAACATGAATTTAGTATTAAATTTAGGTAATCCTAATAGATGTTTTAGAGTAGCTCCTGAACTTATAGTTGAAAACGTACAATTAGTTGGCGTATCAAATCCTGAATTAAATTTAAATTATATCACACCTCACCCCTCAGATTTAATGCCAGCGAGAAACGTCCAAAACTATTTAGAATATCCTCGCTACTTTACAACCACAAGCGCACCTGTAGCAAATGGTGCTGCTGGACAAATTCAATCATCAACATTTAATTTAAATCAAATCCCTGATAAATTAATTATCTTCTGTCGCAAACCTCAAAACTCTCAACTCAATTCTGATTCTGACTATTCATTACCTATTACTGGTATCTCTATAAACTTTAACAACAATTCAGGTATCTTATCATCAGCGACACCATATGACTTATTTAGATATTCAGTTGAAGCTGGCTCAACACAATCATGGGATGAGTTTAACGGCGTAGTTCTTTCAGGTGTATCAGTACCTACTGGCACTGCTGGTACAACAGCATTACCAACTGTTGGTTCTTATTTAATGTTAGACTTTGGCAAGCACATCCAATTAACTGAGGATTACTATGCCAGCGGCTCATTAGGCAACTTCCAACTCCAATTCCAATTAAACGTTAAAAATTTAACTGGTGCCGATATCACTCCCGAATTAGTATTAATCACTGTAAATTCAGGCATCTTCGTTACAGAAAGAGGACAATCATCAGTATACACTGGCATCCTCACCAAACAAGATGTTCTTGATGCTTCACAAACAACACCTTTAGGCCAAAGCACAGTAAGACGTTTAATTGGAGGTGGAGCGATGAATAAAGGTAAAGTATTAAATGTCCACAAGATGAAACAACTCCATATGACACACCAAAAAGCCCCATTATTACATGGAAGTGTTAGCGCTGGAGCGTCAATGAGACATCCTTTATCCTCTAGATTAATGTAAAAAAATTGTATAGAATTATTATATTTATGTACTATATATATAATATGCCTATTGATACTCCTTATAATAGAGAAATAGCGAGACAATACAACGCTTCAAACAGAAAGAGAGCTAATTATATGCAAGTTCATATGTCTCCTATGAGAGGCAGTGAATTAATATTACCTCCTCACAGCAATCCAGTACACGGAAACGGCTATAATATGCGTATGATTGGTAGTGGAGTTGGTGTCTATAAAAAAGAACCATGCTGCTCAGATTGTGCTGATGATAAAGGATGTAGTGGTGGCAATAATCCTGGTTTAGAACCCAAGGCACGTATGGATATGAACTTAGGGGCTGGTAAAAAAAGAGAACTAAAAAGAAATGCTAATGCTGGATTATACGCTTATGGTATGTCTGGTGGCGCTGCTGGTGGTATGCTAGGTTTAAATGATTTATATAACAAGGGTAAAGAATATTATGAAACAGGCAAAAAGGTTGTTCATAAGGCTAAAAAAGTATTTAATAAGGGCAAAGAAGGTTATGAACACCTTAAAAGAGCATACGATAGTGGAAAAGAAGCCTACAGTGAACTTAGAGCCAAAGGAGGTTCACGTACTGCTATCGTAAGAGATGTTATGGCTAAACAAGGTCTAGGTATGATTGAAGCCTCTAAATATGTTAAACAACATAATTTATATTAAATAATTATATAAAAATATCTTTTTATATTATTACTAATAAATTCTAATTTTAAAATCGTAAACGATTTTAAAAGGGGCGAAAAATCTAAAATAATCTAAAATAATCTAACCATAATACGCTATCAAAAGTAATAATAACGTTATTATTACTTTTGATAGCGTATTATGGTGGTAAATAATCTAAAATAATCAAATCGCCCCTTTAAAGTTTGATTTATCAAACTTTAAATTTAAAATCTTAAAAAAAAATATTTAGATTATATATAAATATGAAATTTTTTGATTTTTTTGATAGACTTGATAAACTAACGATTGAGGAAAGAGAGAAAATTATACCAGTTGAAAAACCAAGAATATGCCAAGAAAAAGCAACCGATATTAAAGAATATAAAAGAATGTATTATTTAAGAAATGTAGAAATATATAGAGAAAGAAATAGACAATATAGATTAAAAAAAAAATCTATATTATAGTATGGACATAATAAAGAGACTACAAAAAGAATTAAAAGAAAAAATAAATCTAATAATTAATCTAAAAGAATCTAATGAAGAACTCGAATTTTATATTTTTAATCTTATTGAAAGAATAAGAACAGAAAGTAAAAATAAATATAAGCTAAATATGGTATATAATAATTAGAGTTGTTCACTCTTAACTTCTTTAGGTTGTGAAGATGGTGGAGTTGTATTTTCTATATCAATCGATGCTACTATTTCACGTTTACAGCATTTACTGCGGATTCTCTTGTGGTTCGTCATTGCTATGATTGATGTCAATGCTGTTATTATGATGCTCATGGGGACAATTGCATTTAGTTTGTCTGCGTCCATGTCTTCTGACTAATATACATAAGCAAAATAAAATTTTTACCGTTAATTCTATAAATGTTTGAACTGACATATTATAATATACAATTTAAAATAATCCCAGTAATTAGAACTAAAGTATTAAAAATCATAATTTGTTTTAATTCTTCATTTGTGTATTTTGACATATTATAATATATTATAATATAAAAAAATTTACATGCTTAGTGTCTGAGGTAATATTCTGTCTTCATCATCAATATGTGATATACCGAATACAAAATATCTAACAACTGTTTTTTCACCATAATGTATCATTATATTTTTTGTCTTATCTATTGTTTCATATTGGTATAATAAACTCTTTAAAAATCCCATACGCTCTGTATTCATTTTAAAATCTTCTAAATCATCATCTTTATCTGATAATAAAATACTAGCTTTTATGTGATTGATTAATAATAAGATATCTTTTTTTACTAATCTTTGTACGAATAAATTAGCTTTATGCATATTATCAAAAGCTGTTAATATGGATTTAGTTTTATCGTCAAAAACTAAAAATGTTTTTTTATCTGACATATCTATTTTAGGTGTATTATTGTTTTCGATTGGTTCGGCGTTAATTTTAACTTCTTGTTTATCTGACATATTATATATTATTTTAGATTTTTATTTTAATAATATATTTAAATCTAAATCTTTTTTACTCATGTATTATCTTATCTTTAAATAAATCTTTATTAAATAAATAACCCTTAACTTTCTTACCTTCAATAATACCTTCATAATTTCTGTTATATTTTTTATCTTTTATCATTTCTTTTAATTTATCTGTTTTAAGTTCATAAATGGTATAATCATTACTAAATTCTAGTATTTTATTCTCTAAGTTCTTTTTTTGATAATAATTTAATTTTTTATCTTTTATTTCATCATTAAATTTTTCTTGTGATTCTTTGGTTGGATAATTTATAAAATAAGCAATATAATCAGCTTGTGTGGTCGTTATACCTGATGGTTTATTATTACATTCATATTCAATAAATATATTATTTGTATTTCTAGCCTGTCTATCAGCTTTAACTTCTATATAATGAGTATTATCATTAGAATCAACTAATTTAAAATCATAATATTTAAAATTACCTCCTATTTTAATATATTCTTTATAATCAGTATATTTTAGGTACTCTTGTTCCATTTTTTCTCCAAATATTAAATCAGATATCCAAGGCATTTTTTATATTATATATATTAATAATATAAAAAAATCTAAATCTTTTTATTTAAGACTTTTATGGGGGAGGAGGAGGTATTAAAAGATTCGAAGCATTACCAGCTAATGGAGGATTTATTAGCTGTGTATTTGCTACGTAATTATAAGTTGTTGCAGGGTCTAGACCTGTTATTGTTAATCTGTGTATACCTTGACTTACTTTTGATGGTTGTATGATTGAACCTGCTATTGGGTCTTGTTGTCCTTGAACAACTAAAAATCCTCTTAATTGTGATTGATAATATGTACCAGCACCAAATGCTACTTCTACTATAATTTCAGTAGGTGTTCTACTAATAAGTGTAATAACTGGAGCTATTGTAAGACCAGCATTCGCTGGTCTCACTGGTGGACTTGGGACTTGTGTAGCATCATATAAATATGAACTCCAGTTATTAGCTATTAATGAATTATTTATAAAGAATGTTGGCCATTGTATATTTGATGATAGAGATGGTGTGCCATTTATACCAACTCTATTATTATTATTAAAGGTTTGGACAAGTGTTTTAAATCTTCCATCAGAAACAGAAGCTACTTTATTAATTAATTGGGCTACTGTAAGTTGAAACGCTAGGTATCTAAATTGCATTTTATTTATGATGTTATCTCTGTAGTATAAAAATTGTTGTTGAGATATTGTTTGATAATTTAAATTATTTAATTTTTCTAATTCTACTTCATCTAATAATGTTGGTGCTAGCGGTCTTTCTACTAGAATAAGAATCGCATTTGGAGCTCCTGTTTGGAATAAACCTTGTAAATTAAA